GTTCTATCATTTGGTCCTGTATATTCAGGTTTAGGGTCACTGATTGCTTCAGCGTTTGCGCCTGTAAAAATATTCTTAGCGATATCTTGTCTGCTATGGTCTAAACCAGCAGCCACTTTATCTCTTAATGCATCTTTAAAAGCCTCACCAGCTTCTGCATTATTACCACTTGCTAAATTATCTACAAAGTTTTTTACATGTTCACTCATAATTACTCCTATGTCATATCGGATACATCATCGGTCGGTGCCGAAATAATGCCATCGTCAACTTCTTTCTTAATTTGGTTATCAATGTCTTCGATATCTCTTTGAGATTGTCTAAGAACATTCTTTCTTATGTATTCTACCGAATAATATTTACCAACATAATCTCTCATTGCATCTGCTAATCTTAATCTTTCTAAAAGCATTTCACTTTCTTTAAGTTCAGCAAAATGACCATCTTGTAAGAAGTTATATTGTAAAGTATCTCTTACAACATGCCAATCTTCATCAGCAATAACTTTCTTTAAGACTAATTGAGTTCTTAAAATGTCGTTAAATAATTCTGTAAATTTCTTTCTTAATCTCTGTACGAATTTAGTAAACTTTAATTCATCTCTTGTAATCTCTGTAGAACGGCCAAGATTAAACCCTTGACTTGCTTCTAATCTACTAGCAGGTACATTCAATGAACGATATAGTTTACTTCTAAAGTATTCGATATCAGAAATCTCACCTAAGTTTTGACCACCAGGAAGTGTAGTAATGTCTGTACCTCTACCACCCTCTCTACTTGGTAACCAGAAATCTTCGAGCATTGACATATAGTTTCTGTCATCTCTAATTTCACCAGTTTGTGCATCATAGACAAGTTTATTTCTATACTTGGCCATAACATCTCTTAGATATTGTTCAGCTTTGACTTTAGGTAAATTACCTACATCAATTTTGAATATTCTTCTTTCAGGCGCTCTAGCAATTCTGTAAATTACAGCAGCGTCTTCAATCATTCTCAACTGATTAACAGGTTTGATTGCCTTGTGTAAGTAAGACAAAATCATATTCTTATTTTGGTCAATCATTCCTGACGGACAAAATGCGATTGCATCTACAGCAATCTTAATACCTGATGTGGTTGAGTTTGTAACACCTTTTTCGTTGAACATGAAGTATTCTTCAAATTCATCGGCCATACTAGTGCCTACTGGAATAGCAACACCGTCTGGTCTTCTCTTTCTTAACTCTCTAATCTTTTTGATTTTACGAGGGTCAATATATCTTAACTCGGTTATACCCTTTACAGGAGAGTTTCTATCAATAATCTTATGATAGTAAATTCTTCCATCAACATACCATCTTCTGAATATGTCATGGCCTTTGGTGTTAAAATCTAACATCCTCAGGACTTCCATAAATTCGTTTTCAATTTTTCTTCTTACATCTTTACCATAAGGTAAATTTTCCAGATTTAGTTTCACAGCATCTTTCATTTCATTAGCCACGATTGCCTCGTTGATAATGTCTTCGATTGCCATGTCACATTCTGGATGTAATGCGATTTCTCTATATCTACGGATTAAGTCTGCTTCAGTTTTAGCAGTACCTTCCATGTCGAGGTACTGACCAAAATAACCACCGGCAGCGATGGTTTGTGTACCATCATCTGCCTGTGGTGCTGTAAAGCTTTGTTTTGGATCCGTTGTCGGTTTTACCCGCTTGATAGAAAATCCAAATAATTCAGCCATAATTTAGTTCCTTTGTGTTTACTTCACTACTATTTATACTACTTTTTAGGTAGTAGTATTAGTTTCAAAGTATTGGTACGCAAAAGTAACGGCGAATTCTTCAATCGCTGTCGCTTCATCGTATGTCAATTCAATCGGAGCAATGGTAGTAGGGAATACACCTCTAAGTGTATAACTTTTAATTGTTGCACCGTTTCTATCCAATTGGTCAACAAATGCGTCAACTTGATAATCCGCTGGATTTGTCAAGCCTTCGTTATCTGTCATATTGTTAATACCGTTAGACCATCTTTCAAACGCATTTCTTAGTTTGAAGTCTGTGTCGTTATAAGCAGTAACAGACCAATCTTCTATTGTTCTATCTCCAGCAATCTTAATGCTTCTTCCTCTGAAAGGAACATTGAAACTAGGTACAGTCATACCTGGTAACGATGTACTTCTGCATAAGAATGCTAGGTCTTCTATTTCTCCACCAACTTGTGCGTAACCAGGAAAAGGCATTGTAACCTTAAACTGATTGGCTCTTGCGCCACCGCCAGCAAGTTTAGCTTTGAAGTCATTTATGTTTGGCATCTGATTTCTCCTTTTCTAAACTTAGCCGCCAGCCACTTCGTCAAACGAAACGCCGGTTCTAGTTGCGATGAATTGTAAAGTGATAAAGTTAATGCTTCTTGCTGGTTTAATGAAAATCTCAGCAATAAACTCGTTTCTATCAATTACTTCACCTGTGTTGTTAGTTTCATCACACACTACTAAAAAGTCTGTGATACCTCTTCGACCTTGTACTTCTCTTAGGAAAGGTTCTACAATGTTTCTAAAGTTAGCTCTAGTAAATTCATCGTTGAATTCAAAGAGTTGGAATTTAGAAGCAGTTGCTACTGCCTTCTCTAATGTAATGAAAAGTCTTCTGACATTAATTCTGTCAAACGCCGATGGTGCTGAAAGACCAGTTTTGTCACCGAATAAAACAGTTCCTTGACCTGGGAAAGTAGCAACAGGATTAACTCTTGCTCTGTATAGGTCATCTCTTTGTGTCTTATTAGGATTGAAAGCTAGTTTAACTGCGCCTCTGATAATACCTCTGTTAAGTCCAGCAGGTGAATACCAAGCGTCTGCAATTAAATCAGTTCTGGCAGAAAGTCCAGCTAAGTCGCCGTTTAATGGTACATATCTATATACATCAGAATATCTGTCGTACTGATATTTGTAACCACTATCGAACATCACATAAGATGATGAACGAATGCCGTTGAAAAATCCAACAACATTACTTGCTTGTGTAGCCGCACTTGTAACTCCAACTACATCTGCTCTTTCAGGTGATGCAAAAACTACTGCATCTTTTCTGTCTTCTGCGATTGTAATTAAGTTATCAATGTGAGTTGCGTTACCCTTACCAGCTATGATAAGACCAACATCAACTGTATCAGCATCTTGGAATTTCTCGTATGCTGTTTTTAATTGACCGTCTGTTACTGTAGATCCATTACTTCCACCAGACAATGATTCTAAACTGTTAGTATTTACAGCTGTGAAAGTTACTCCAGTTGCTGCGCTACCCCAGTTAGTACCAGATGAATTGTGGTCCATCCAATAAATGTAATTCGATTTATTTTGAATTACTGTAGGGTAATAGTTTGTATCTCCTTGAGCGCCTTTAGCGTCTGAAGCTTTTGAAACTGCTTCAAATACTTCTAAGACTTCGCCTTTTACTCCAGTCATTCCACCGTCTTCGTCAACAACAACAATGTGTAGTTCATCATTTAAACCACCAGCTTGTGTTACATATGGTGAAGTTCCTGGTGCTTTTGATACTAAGTCATAGAATTCCCAATATCTAGTTACTGTAGCGCCGTTTGTTAGGGCTGCAAATAAACCAGAGGAATCCGAAGCAGCAAAATGCTCAGGCTCGTCTTTTCTTTTGATTGTAATATCGTTTGTTGATTTCGATAATACTTTATAGTTATAGTTATCTCCAAAGTTGATGATATCGCCAACATTGATAGTTGTACCAGCACTTACTGTTACTACAGTGTCACCAGCCGCCGTTGAGGCGTCGTTAACTGTAATACCACTTGAAGAATAAACACTAGCAGAAGGACATGTAGAAATTTTTAAGTTATTTCCCCACGCACCTGCTGTCTTAGCTGCCCATAATCCAATTGAACCGGAACCATCTGAATAGTTGTCAACATAATCACTTAGGTTTTTAATAACAAATGTACTACCACTTTCGGTAGCATTTGATACTGAAGAGTTCTGTGTACGAATAACCCTTAGAGCGTTAGAATATTGTAAGAAGTTAGCAGCTGAGAAAAAATCCTCATAGTTGCTAGCGTCTGGTTTCCCAAACACACTTACTAGTTCTTGCTCGCTAGAAATAGTCGTAATCTCGTCAATAGGTCCTTTTCTGAATTCTCCAGCAAAGGCGCCAATTGATGTTGATACGGCAGGAATAATTCTAGTTAGGTCTTTTTCCTGTACGAGAACACCTGGTGATACTTGAAATGCCATTAGGTTTCTCCTTTAATTAGCTAATTAAACAATTTATAGTTAAGTAGAATATTGATGTAGCTTGCAAAACTCGTATTATTCATACGCCCATAGTCAAATTTCATTTCTTACTCATTGATATTTATAATAACCACCACCTTGACTACTGCCCCTTACGGACTACGGGGTGCCAAACTGTACCGTATTCATCGACTTCCGATTTTTCATGGTCTGGTATTCCGTCATCTACAAAACCAAATGGTGCCATATCTTGTTCAATTAAGTTTTGTTGTTCTTCATATAACATTTGTCTTGCGTTAGTATCAGTCATCTCTTTGAAAAAAGGTTGATTAGATAACCAACCAAAAATAACTAAACACATCATTAAATCATCATTATTACCCTCGTCAGCCTGCCATGATTGACCTCTTCTTACAAAGGTTGACATCTCTTCGATAATATTGAAATCTTGTATTTGTACCTTATCACTTTCAATAAGTGTTTTAATATTAGCACAACCAATCTTCTTAATTTGTTTGGTCATCTTAACACCAAATCCTGAACCACGACCACTAAACATAGCACCTAA